TGGTCCAATTGTATCAGCAGCAGCGCCAACAAAACAGAGCGATAATGCAACAGCAATTCAAAATGGAGACATTTGGATTAGTACAGCAGATTTAGAAAATTATCCGCAAGTATACAAATACAATGGAGATACTGCTAAGTGGGTACTACTAGACAACACTGATCAAACAACTGAAGCAGGTGTACTATTTGCTGATGCTCGTTATAACACAACTGGTGCAAATAGTGCTACAGCAGGAGCTATTTCTGAAATGGTTGTAAGCGACTTCTTAGACCCAGACGCTCCAGATCCAGCATTATATCCAAAAGGTATGATTTTATGGAACACACGTAGAAGCGGCTTTAATGTTAAGCGTTACGAGCGTGATTGGATTGACACTACAGCACTTAACGGAAGACAAGGTGACGCATCAATGAGTGGTTACTATGCTAATCGTTGGGTAACTGAGTCTGCAAACAACGTAGACGGCAGTGGCGCATTTGGACGTAAAGCACAACGTAAAGTTATTATTCAAGCTCTACAAGCAGCAGTTAATAACAACGATGATATACGTGATGACGAATCAAGAGTGTTTAACTTAATTGCAGCACCTGGTTATCCAGAACTAATTGGCGAAATGAATACTCTAAACAATGACAGAGGCTTAACTGCATTTGTTGTTGGAGACTCACCATTTAGATTAGCGTCTAAAACAACTGATTTACAAAACTGGGCAAGCAATGCTAACCTAGCAGTTGAAGACAATGATAACGGTCTAGTAAGTAGAGACGAATACTTAGGCGTTTACTATCCAAGTGGATTTACAAGCGACAACGCAGGTAATAATGTTGTTGTTCCAAGTTCGCATATGGCACTACGCACTATTGCATTAAATGACCAAGTTGCTTATCCGTGGTTTGCACCAGCAGGTACAAGACGTGGTAGCGTAACTAACGCAACAGCAAGTGGATTTGTTAACGCAGAAGGCGAATTCCAGAGTGTTGCACTTAACGAAGGACAGCGTGATACGTTATATTCAAACAGCGTAAACCCAATTACATTTATCAACGGCGCAGGACTTGTTGTATTTGGTCAGAAGACTAGAGCAGCAAATGCAAGCGCATTAGATAGAGTAAATGTAGCACGTTTAACTGTATACTTACGTAGTCAACTTAAGAAACTTGCAAAACCATATATCTTTGAACCAAATGATAAAATCACCCGTGATGAAATCAAACAGCAGGTTGAAAGTTTAATGGTAGAACTAATTGGACTTAGAGCAATCTTTGACTACTTGGTTGTGTGTGATGAAACTAACAACACACCTGCAAGAATTGATAGAAACGAACTGTATGTAGATATTGCTATTGAACCAGTAAAAGCAGTAGAATTTATTTACATTCCACTACGTCTTAAAAATACAGGAGAAATTTCCGGGTTATAATATCATAAAGTAGGGGGTTAATAATAATCCCCTACAAATGATAAATACTTGTGAATAGGAGTAACATATGGCAATCTCATCATTATCAAAATTAACAGTTCCGTTAGCAACAAGCGACAGCGCAAGCAGCCAAGGTTTGTTGATGCCGAAACTACAATATCGTTTTCGTGTAACACTAGAAAACTTCGGCGTATCAACACCGACAACTGAACTTACAAAACAAGTTATGGACATTACCCGTCCAACAGTATCTTTCGAAAACATGGAAATACCAATTTATAACAGTAAAGTTTACCTAGCTGGTAAGCATACATGGGCACCACTAACACTTAACTTACGTGAAGATGTTAACAATAACGTACAAAAATTAGTAGGTGAACAATTACAGAAGCAATTCGACTTTATGGAGCAAGCAAGTGCTAACTCTGGACAAGACTATAAGTTTGTTACACGCATTGAAATCTTAGACGGCGGCAACGGCGCAACAGGTGTAAATGTATTAGAAACTTGGGAATGTTACGGTTGCTTTATAACAGAAGCAAACTACAACTCACTTGCATATGCAAATAATGAGCCAGTAAATATTACACTAAACATGCAATATGACAATGCTATCCAAACTCCAGAAAATACTGGTGTAGGAACAGCAGTTGGAAGAACACTAGGTACAAACGTAACTGGCGGCGGCTAATATTTAAAACACAGATTGCTATTATAATAGAGGGAGTATATCTTATACTCCCTTTTATTTTATGCGCAGTTTACGAATAGGATAAATACAATATGGCTAATCCTTTTAATGGTTTTTTTGATAATTTGTTTAGCGGCGCACTTAGTCCGAAAGGCAATCTCGGCGACTACTCACATGCTTCAAAAACTTTTGTAGATGGAAATTTTAGACTTGCTCCAAAATTTGACCATCTCTATCATGTTGTGCTTAATGTTAATTCAAATATTGATTTGGTTAATTTTGGTGCATTTAATAATCTTATAAAACGTGAAATAAATTTACTGTGTTCCGCAGTTGATTTACCGTCCTATAATGTTAATACTGCTACTGTAAATCAATATAATAGAAAAAAAGTTACGCAAACTAGTGTTGATTATCAACCTGCAAATATGACGTGGATTGACGATAACGCAGGCATTAGTAACTTTTTATGGCAAAGTTATTTTAACTATTACTATAGTGATGCATCGCATGTGTCAAGTAATGGCACAGCACCTAATATCAAAGACCCAGCTTACGATCGTGAAGGTAATAAAAATTCAGGATACGGTTCGGGAGCAGTATTTAATAATAGGTTTGGGTTAGACAGACCAAACAAAGGTGCAAACTTTTTTACAAGTATACAAGTATTTCAATTGCATCCACAAGATGGCAAACCCACAAACACAAGTTTTACCTACATTAATCCTTTGATTGATAGTTGGGACCATAATAGTGTAGAAAGATCTGCTACTAGCTTTAGCGAAAACAGAATGCGTTTTAGTTATGAGTCAGTTATAATGGATCGTAACTTTACACAAGTCGGAGTTGCACCTAACACATTTGGTGAAGGACGTTACGATACTGCCCCTAGTCCTAACAGTATACAAGGTGGCGGTGCTAGTAGCTTTTTTGGCACTGGTGGTGTATTAGCCGGAACAAGTGCTACTGTGCAAAACTTACAAAACGGTAATGTGCTAGGTGCATTAATCACTGGCGCAAATACTTTTAGAAATGCAAAAAATTTATCATTTAATAGTTTAGCTACTGAATTAATTGGCGCAGGTGAAGATATTGTAGTTGATGCAATTGGTAATAATCAGTTTCCGTCAAATGCAAATAAAAATGTAACTGATGCAAATCCAAAGGAATTTTAAATGAGTGACTTTTCAACTACAGAAGTAAATTTACAAGATTCAATACCATTATCAAAAGAAAAATTTCTTAATACAAAAAAAGAAAGTTTAAGTTTTCCAAGTAATCAAGTTGATGCAGTTGTTGGGTTTTTTGAAAATAGAGGATTTGATACACTTGCATCAACTAGTGTAGCTAGTGTATTATTAACACAAGCAAAAGTTGATAATGCAAATGTAATAGAACTACTTGATCAATTAAAGGGATATGACAAAGTTAAGTTAACAAGTTTAATAGTTGCTATCTTAAATGCTAATAGAAGTAATATAAGCAAATTAGGATATAAGTCAGTTGAGGCAACAAACACCGATAACTTAGTAAGTAGAAATATCATGGTATAATGGCCAAGTATGCACAAGGCAAATATACGCTAAAAAATCCAGAAAAATATATGGCAAATAGACAGCCAACTTATCGTAGTAGTTGGGAGTTTGCTTTTATGCGTTTTTGTGATGAACATCCTAGTGTAGAAAAATGGGCAAGCGAAGCTGTAAAAATACCTTACAGAAATCCATTCACAGGAAAACAAACAATATATGTGCCAGACTTCTTTATGGTTTATACTGATGCAAAAGGTAAAAAACATGTAGAATTAATTGAGGTTAAACCTTTTAGTCAAACAAGCATGAAAGAAGCAAAACGTAATAAACGTGATCAAGCACACGTTGTACTAAATCAAGCAAAATGGGCAGCAGCATATGCGTATTGTAAACAACAAGGTATTACATTTAGAATTGTAACAGAAAACGATATTTTCCATACAGGACGTAGAGGTTAATATTATTACATAAATAATACTAGCATATTACGGATAATAACATGACTAAAAAACTAGAAGATTTACTAAACTTGCCAGATGCAAAAGAATTCATTCAAGAAGCTGAGGATAAAAAATCTCAAGCTGTTGCAGCACAAGAGGCATCGTTTAGAGACATTGAAGACTTAGATAAAATTGCAGCCGCATTACCTAGTGTGAAAGGATTAGGCGATGCAGCAGATGCAGAATTAAATGAAGTGGCTGATAAAGCAATGCAAGCATACGATGACTTAATGGACCTTGGCATGAATGTTGAAAGTCGTTACAGTGGCAGAGTTTTTGAAGTTGCAGGCACAATGTTAAAGACTAATCTTGATGCAAAAGTTGCAAAGATGGACAAAAAATTAAAAATGATTGAGCTGCAATTAAAGAAACAAAAAGCAGATGCTGATACCTTTTCTTCGCCTGCAGGAATGTCAGAAGGTGACGGGTATGTTGTTACTGATCGTAATAGCCTTTTAGAGAAGTTAAAAGGCATGAAAGACGATAAATAACATATAGCCAGGAAAACAAAAATGAACACATTTAAAAATATTTTACTAGAAACACACAAAGTATATCCTTTTAAGATTGGTATTGCAGGCGATCTTCCAGATGGGTGCGAAGAAAGTGTAAAATCTTGCTTACAAAAATATGCTATAAAAAGCATGTCAGCAGGTAAGAAAACACCAATTCAAAAACGTCCGTTAGATTTTCCACAATTAGAAAATATTGATGTTCATTATTACGAAGTAGAACTACAGTATCCAACAACAGGTGATACACTACAAGAGTATATCGGACAGTGCTGCGGAATTGATGCAAGTCATATTATTGTTAGAAATCCGTTAGAACAACAAGAGCTATATCAAGAAGAAAAGGACGAAGGTCCTTACGAAGCAAAACTAACACAAGAAGACATGGGCGGTGAGTCTGCACAAGAAGATGCTGGCGGCAACCGTGTAATGAACTTGTTAAAAGAATTAGAAACAGCACGTAAAGAAAGAGACGATGCTGATAGTGGCTACAAAATGGAACAGCCTCTAGAAGAGCCTACTAATAACAAAAGCGCAATAGGGAGTTAAACAATGAGTAGCATGGCAGATATATTAAGAGCAATGAGTGCAGCTGATAAGCCGGTTGCAGAATGTCCACCTGAAATGGGTCAAATGGACCAAATGGATCAAGGCGGATCAATCAATATTCAAATGAATAATGCAGGCCAAATGGCACAATTATTGCAAGCGTTGCAATCAGTACAGCAAGGCGAAGCACAAGAAGAAGAAGTTGAAGAATACGATAACGAACCAGAAGAAGAATATATGGGTGTAGACGCAGTACTTCCAAGTGGTGACGATTTACACAAAAGTAAGAAATCATATCCAGCAACAGCAGGTGGTGATAATCCAATGAATGTTGAAAGTATTAAGGCTCGTTTATACGCAGCCCTTAACGAAAAGAAAAAACCAGATGCTGATGGCGACGGTGTTCCAGACTGGGCAGACAAGAAGCCAGGCAAAGATGATAACGCTGGTAAGAAAAAAGGTAGCAAGCCTAAAAAAGGCGAAGTACCTCCACAGTTTAAAAAGAAATAAGAACGTTCTACCGACTGAGCAAACGGACCCAAATAGCACCTTCGGGTGCTATTTTCGTGGATAAATATTAACATGGCAACTTCACTAGATGGCGTTTTAATTAAAAAAGCCAATAAACAAGAAACATATACAAACGAGCAAGTCGAAGACTTGCTGGCATGCATGGATCCTGATACAGGATACTTATA